GAGCAGCCCTAAGTGACTCCTGACGTTTCGTGTCACCCATCAAGATATTTCGGAACGCAAGCCCAGCGTCAACCTTTTGCTCTGTAGCACCTGGAGCAGGCTTCATTGCTCGTTGCCAGACATCTTCAAGGTAGGCACGAGTTACATCATTCCAGATTTCCTCTCCATCAGGACGAGACTGAATAATGTATTCACGAGTTGCCCTGATTGTATTTGGAGATGACGGTCTGGCAGCAGGCCCGAAAACACGTTCAGCAAACTGATCTAGGTTGTCTCGTCCAATTTTTGTTAGAGACAATCCAGACCTGCTAGTGTCAAACTCATTGATTGGCTTAGACAAGTCAGCAAACACACGATTTGCTTCTGCGTATCCTGGAACTTCAGACTCTAGTTTGTTAACAAGTGTCTTTTGTATGTTTGTCAGATCACTCCTAATTACATTATCCATTGAACTTGCAGCTTCTGATTGAAGCATTTGATCAATAGAGAATTTTGCTCGTTGCAAGGCTTGTGGACGATTTTCTAAAACTGTAACAAGCTCAGGGTTTCCTTGAGCATTCAATACAGGATTTCCATTAGCATCAACCTTGACAACTTGCCTGTTCAAGTCATTTCTAATTCTTTGCAATGTTCGCAGTTCTTCGCCCTTTGCGATACGAGTCATGCGATCAACTTGAGACGCAATGTCTTTGATGTCAACAGGAGCTGCATTTTCAAAAGCCTGTTCATACAAAGGTTCAGTTGCTGCTTTTCTTTCGTCAACCAATTGCTGTCTGCGAGCTTGCAATGCTTGTTGACCACGAGCGCCAGCAACCATCGGATCATCAACAGCACTAATACGCGACAAAAAGTCATCAACAGCAGGCTGAATCTGCGTTTGAAATCTGCGCGAATAAAACTCCTGAATAACATCCTGAGATGCCGGAATATTTCCGAGAACCTTTTGCTGGCTCTTTAGACTCTGGAGATTCGTCAATTCTCCAGGTGTCAACTGAATGCCTTGTTGCTGAGCCAAACGCTGAAGATCGGCAACTTCCTGTGGATTGATGCGTCCAATATCACGCACCACAGCACGTTCTGCTATCCGTCCAATACCATAAGGGACAGCTTGCAGCGCAGCCTCGGCAGCACCAGATCGAGCAATCGCACCAAGATCCATTGGTTGATCACCAAGAAGCGATGCAATCCCTTGTCTGGCAGCAGTCCCAGCAGCGCCAGCAGCACCAGTCAGTCCGATTGATGCAGCAGCACCTCCAGGCCCACCCAACAGCATCGGGGAAGTTGCAATGCTGGTTGCAAGCGGAGGAATGGCCTCAGCAATCGCAGGAGCAGCAAAAGCAGCAGAGGTCATTGGCGCTCGTCTGATACCAGGAACCTCTGCATATAGGTTTTGATCATCTCCAAGATAGAAGATGTCGCCACCGATCACCGTATAGCGTGACTCAGGAATCCCTCGTGCTTTTGCAAACTCTTCAATCTGAGCTTTTGTGTCAGTCGGAACACCTGCTCTCAGCGCAGCAGCAGGAGACGCCGCTGCTTCACGAGAACGAATTACCTCTGGGGCATTTACAGCAATCGTTGGAGATTGAAACATCCTCCTTGGCTGTTCTTGACCACCGATAATTGCAAGAGCTTTAGGAGACAGTCTCGAAACATCACCGTCAGCAATAGCTTGCAAATCTTCTTTTGAAAGCCCGACAAGCCTTGGATCAGTTGCCATTATTGGCCCCCACTCAATGCTCGTCTTGCAGCATCACGCAAATCACTCGGAATCGTTGTTCCAACTGGAGCAAATTCCAATTTGCCAGTTTGTTGAAACTGGTTCCACGTTTCCATGTTGGTGTTGTAGTCTGAAATCACACGATCATTTCGACGTTTCAACATCTCGACAATCCTTGCCCTAGACCTCGGGTCGTCAACAATCTTCGGGAAAGCGTCATACAAGATTGCTGACTCTTCTTTTGAGAACCCTTTTGCCCCACCCATTGCACCCATAAAATCCATCAGGATTAGGTTGGTTGATGCTTGGAATTCTCGCGTGTTCGCAAGCGTCTGCGGAGCAATATTTACACCAAACGATGACAAGAACTGAGCAGCACCAACAGAACCAGGAGCCAAAGTACCAACGAATGTTTTTTGCTTATTAAGATCCAAAAGCTCATTTAATGATTGATTGACTCGCGCCGCTTCCATTGCTTGTTGTCGTTGAGCAGGAAGTTCTTTTGCGATTGTTGCAACGAGAGCTTGATCACCTTTTTGTGCTGTATCAACAGTTATCTGTGGCCTCGTAGCAGTAGCCCGTTCAAGAGAACGTTTCTGCGCCAATTGAGACGCTTGGGTCAACTGATTAGGAGTCAAGCCTTGATCAGTACCGAACAATTCAAGCGCAGCGGAACGCTCTGCTGTCGGAAGCTCACGAGCCTTCGGCGCACCAGCACCAATTTGCGTAAGTTGTCCTGTCGGCGTAACAGCGTATGCCGTCTGTCCCTCTCCGAGAGTAAGGGTTTTTGGTTCTCTAGGCTGCTGAACCTCAAACTGCAACTTGATTGACTCCATGACTTTTTTGAACTGCTCAGGATCAAGTGCTCCTCGCAAGGTATTCAATGCAGCTTGATTAAGCTGCTGCGCCCCAGGCATTACACCCGGTAACTGATTACCTTCCTCGTCCCGAGTCACAGGGAATTGCATCCCTTCGACAGTCGGAGCACCCTGCTGGATCAGTTGAGGCATCATTTGCCGAACAAGCTCTTGTTGCTGACGTTGCCTTTGAGCCTCTTGCAACTTCTGAATTGCACCGGCTTGCGTGATCTGCTGATTAACCGCTTGGTTGTACATCTGCTGACCAGCCATCAACCCAGACCCAATAGCCTGTCCGATATTCGTGCGAGTCCTACTAGGACCACCTGCTTGCAAAAGACCAGCAGCAAGTCCCAACAGACCCTGTTGCCTCGCTTGGTTGAGCATGTTTTCATCCCCTAGCAGACCCATTACCGGGTTTGCAGGGAAAAGTCGATCAAGGATTCCGTTCATCGTCGGTTCCTTACAGCAGGGAAGAAGCCAAGTTTTCTGTCGTCCCCTCCCGATTGCATCTGGCTGCGGATAAAACTCGGCACATCAAACACCCCAAGTTCGTCATCCAGCGGATCAGACACTCGCAACATACCGGGGAACCCCATCTGGCTCATCGCCATCGGAGGAGCTTCGAATGCCAACGGGATCTGCTGACCTGGAGTCACTCGACCCGGAGCAGTCTGGGTTTGTTGAGGAGTCATAGACCCAGCGAGTTGAGCGCCAGCAGCTAGAACAGCAGGGTTATTTAGGCGAGACAAAATACTAGGAGCAGCACCGGCAGTGGACATCATCGCAGGAGCAGCAGTCATACCCTGAGATGCTAGAGCAGACGCTACAGGAGACGCTCCACCGGACATTGCCGGAGCAGCACTCAACAATCCCTGACCGGCCAATTGAGCACCGAATCCACTTTGGATTCCAGCAGCACCAGCAGCACCGGATGCTGCCTGTGTCGCTCCAGCACCCAACAAACCAGGAGCAAGAGTTCCACCAACACCACCTAGAGTTGCTCCCAACAAAGCACCTTTAAGCGGATCTTTCTTGTTGGTAACTGCACCAGCAGCAGCACCAACCATTGCAAGGGTCATCGGATCAGCCATGTTAGGTTCCTTGTGTAGCGGTCATGCCGAAGTTTTGACGAGGCTGATTAAAAGCACTCACCAGCGCAGCACCACCGAGTGCTGTGGCAGCAGGATTGGTGTACTCAGGAGCGACCTGTTGCTGTCCAGCAGGAACACCACCGATAAACGACAGGTATTGCTGGAGCGCCCGGAACGGAGCTTGCTGCTGAAAGTTGAACCGATTTAACTGATCTTGCAGTTCCTGCTGCTGATATTGCTCACCCATCTGACCAACCTGCAACAGACGCTGGATGTCTGCGTAATCTTGAGCAGCCATGCCAGGAGCCAACTGGGAAGCAGCCAGACGGACATTGGCAGCACCCTGTTCCGCACCTGTCAGACCCTGTGCCGCTTGCAACTGAGTCGAAAACTGCTGCGCTTGCGTCTGACCCAATCCACCCGCAGCGGCAAGTTGGTTGATGAGTGCCTGCTGTTGAGCTTGCTGTTGACGATTCAGCGCAGCTTCCTGAAGTTGACGCTCTTGCTGATACCCGGCAAACCCAAGACGCTCACCCAAACCAGACAGATTAGATGCCAAACTCTCAGCAGCACCGGCTTGCAACTGACCCTGTGCAGCAGATCCGTATCGGCCAGCACGAGATGCTTGCGAATTGATATTCTGGATCTGTTGCTGAAATTGAGAAGTGATCGGACGAGCAGCAGCGTTGAACGTTCCTTGCAAGAACGGATTTATCCCAAGGAACGCACCGCCAGCAGTCTGATCTGCTTGCGTCTGACCAGCCCTGCCGTAGATGTCCTGATACATCCCGCCAGCAGCACCTTGCCCTGCCTGACCGTAGATGTTGCCGAACATACTCCCAGCGGGAGCCTGAAACCCTGTAGCAGCCTCAACAGCACCCTGTGCGCCTGATACCAGCGGAGAACCTGCCTGCGCTCTCTGCGCGGCAAGATCCATAGCCTGCTGGGTGTACTGGGATGGCCCTACAAATGTCTGCCCCTGAAAATACTGCGGGACATAACCGGCTCGCATTTCACCAGTCTGCGGATCTTGATATTGGAGTTGACCGGTCTGAAACAGGTTCTGAGCACCTGATAGACCCTGCTCAACAAAAGGGACTAGCCTAGGATCAATCCTAGTCTCAGTCTGAGAGGTTCCTGATCTGCTACCCATAATTCACCTCTTTCGCCCATCTGACGGGCTTGTAACCGTGTTTATCGGCCATCCTTGCCCATCCTGGCCGATTTGATTCAAACGTAATTCTACGCGCCCCACCCGATTTAGCAATTTCTTCTGCATGACGGAAACCTTCATCCATCAGAAACTTGCCATACCCTGCCCAGATATGCAGACAATCACCAACCGGCTGAAGCACACCAAACCCGACAGGCTGACCATCCTCAACCATCAGCCACAACATTGATCTACCGGAATAACAGTCGCAATAGATGTCCTCCGGTATCCAAGGCTCAGAACTCGCCTCTTTCACCCTCAACAAGCCTTGCCGAACGTAATCCCAAACCTGCCGGAGATTGTTTGGTTCGACAAAGACTCTAGCCGAGGACGACATACCGATAGGTCTTGTCTGCGGTACTGTTGGCAAAGTGATTGACGGTTGCTTGACCTTGCGTCTGGTTCGATGTGTACACATCAGACGTTGAAGATTCAGACACCATCTGCATAGTTGCGATTACAGATGGAGTTGCCGGTCTGGTGGGTGTTGATGCAGTCGGCAAATGCTCAAGAATGACAGCAATACTGGTTGTCGCCCACATTATCTCGATGTAATCGTTCGCATCAAGATCAACAAAGAAGTTCAGCGCAGCGATGAGATGCCCTTTTATGCTCCCATGCTTGCTGTCAATTGAAAAACGGCTATTGCTATTTGCAATGTTTGTCCCGTTTTTGCGAAACCATACATCTACGTCCTGCACCTGCGAGTCGTCATTAGCAAACTGCGCTGAAAACTGAAGGTTATAAACACCAGGACTCGTAACTTTAATCTGCGAATTGTTGACGACAGACACACCATTGCTAAAGTCTGTCGTACTAAACGACATCGCATAAGCATTTACCGTAGTAGTCGCAGATTGGTCTGTGTCGTCCTGAAACGCTCCATAAGGAACACCATCGCCAGACGCAGCAGCAGAATACGGAGCAAACAGGATGATGCTATCTTCGCTGATACGCTCATCAAACAGCGTAGTGGTTGTGGCATTCCCTGTCGCAAGAGTGATCAACCCAACAGAGTTAATCTTGCCATCCAAGATCCGATTGACGATCTCGGACACATCCCGAGGAGTCCCACCCTGTTGAGGTAGCCTGCGGAACATTACCGACCACCCACCGCTTTAACCTCGACATCAACACCGACCGCGGTAATCCAACTTTCCGTAGGAGTCAGGCTTACCCTGTGATACTTCCCTCTGGATCGCAGCGGAATCCTGTTCTCGCTATCAGCAGAAACAGCAGTCGAATAGCTTAGATTGCCATCCAGACGATACCTTGATGCAACCCTGACCGTAGCCGATCCGTTATCAACAATCGGCCTAGCAAGCGTCAGAATCGTTTCTGTGGCTTCTGTCTCAATGTCGCCTGTAGTCAGCACAGCAGTCTGATTCGCGCCGCCAAATGTAACCAAACGGCTTGCATCAACACCACCTAGAACCAACTTGCCACCGGCCCAGAGCCTAGAATCCAATGATTCTGGCAAGGCATCCAGACTCGCTGAGACATTTGCAAGCTGCTCAAGTGTGTAACTTGCAGTCGCAAGAGTAGATATGAAATCAGCGGTAGTGTTGGCATGGCTCCACTTGTCCACCGAATAGTTGTAGATCAACAGTTTCTGAATATTAAAGATGTCACGAAAACACCAGACAACAACCTTATTCACCGGATCAACAGCGGCACTCATCTCATCCAACTGTGCCGGATCAGCGTTATCAAAGAACCACCGATCTACAACCTCGTTCCCAATTGGCTTGACCGTCTGACCATCGGTCACAAAGAATCCATCATCACTCAAGAAGTACGTCAATGGCCCTGACTGAACCACAGATCGAGACTCATAGCAGCCAAGATTCCTAGCAATAATGTCAAACTGGAAGAACAGCGGAGACCCGATATACGTCATCCGAGCAATTGCTCTCTCCAGCAACACAATTCCAAACTCACCACCAGTCAGACCACGAATCTCGCCACCATCAGCAATCACCTGCGAATCTGACTGACTCCCTGCTCCTGGTGTCCAATCCGTCTCATCGTTGATGTCCGACCAGTAAACAGTCGAAATCTCACTAGCAGTCTTTGCAGCAACCACAAAATCCCGAACAACCGTCACAAACTGAGCAGTCGGAGCAGCAGCAGCAACATCAGCGAACGCTGTACTCGACCCCATGTCCCAGGCTTGGATCTTGTCTATCCCATTTGCAGCCAGAACAACAGCACCAAACTGTGCCGTAGTCCACAAGGTTGTCGTCGAATACGCTGTTGACACCCTGCTTACGTCATCCAACCCCGAGTCAGTAGGATCAAACTTAAACAGTTTCGTAGGCCCAGCAGCAAACAGAGTTGTAGTGGTTCCTTGTCTGCCGATAAAACTCGTCAGAAGGCTCTCAGACGCTGTAGACGATAGGTTTGCGTTAGACGGTATCGGCCCATATCCAGACGCGACAGGAAGGCAGTTTAGAGCCTCTGTCAGCCCTCCTGCTATCCCAGGTCGG